TACAGGCACGTCTACTGGAAGACGAAGGAAGAGTCGATTGCGCGAAACACCGTGCCTGTTCCTGGATGGTGGCCAGTCAAAGATGCGAAGCGAGCAGTGTTTGGCGATTACAGACGCGCCTTGCTAGACGGGCGGTTCATCAATCGTTCTCGCGAAGCGATGTCAGAACTGCGCGAAATTGTCTATACAGCGAATGGGAGTATTGAACACTCCAAAGCAACGAGGACAATTGATCCAAGCGGTGCGAGAGACAACCACGGCGATAGACCTACTGCCGATGCACTCTGTTGCTATGCTCTTGCAAGACGAGCACCTGCAATCGCACTGCGCGAAGACATCGTGCCTGAAGGAAGCATCCTAGCGCGCCGAAAGTTGGTGGAGGACAAACGGCGCAGATTGGCTGAATGGTAATGGAACTTGATCGCGTTAGCCGTTTAGTAACCGCATTTGACCATTCTCGTCGCAAGTTGCAGACGTTCCGAGAACGTCGCCTGTCTATGATTCGCCAATTCGTCGGAGGCGCGTGGTCCGATGGTGGCGCACCAGACAAGGTGCCTGTCAACTTTCTTGAAATGGCGCTGGGTATTTATCGGCGTCAAGTCGCTGCACGTGCTCCACGTGTCATGGTTCGTTCCAAGAATGGAGATAACATTCCATTCGCTGACGACCTTGAAATTGCACTCAACATTTCAATTGATGACATTCGATTTGACGACACCATGCGTCGTTGGGTGCTCGAAGCAATGTTTGGCATGGGAGTATTGAAGGTTGGTCTTGCTCCAAGCGATCAAAAAGAAATCTTCGGATTTACTCACGATCCAGGCCAGCCTTTTGCCGATGTAGTTGATTTCGAAGACTTTGTCTTTGATATCACTGCAAAGCGCTGGGATCAGGTCCAGTTCTGTGGCAACCGTTACGCGCTTCCGCTTGATGCAGTGCGTGACCTCAAGATGTTCAAGGGTGCAAACCTTTCGAAATACGAACGGCGCACATCCAACGAACAAGGTGATGAGAAAGTGTCGAACCTCGTTGACGACGGCGGGTCGTACGGCGAAGAGACATACATGGACCTTGTTGAACTATGGGACATTTGGCTCCCATATGAGAACATCGTTGCTACGTTCCAAGCGGGACCAGATGGCGGCATTGAAACGCGAAACCCAATTCGCGTTGTTGATTGGGAAGGTCCAGAAGGCGGGCCATATCACCTGCTCTCCTTTGGCGATGTGCCAGGTCAAATCATGCCGCTTCCTCCAGCAGCGCTGATGATTGACTTGCATGAACTTGGCAACCGAGTGTTTAGAAAACTCGGAAGGCAAGCAGATCGCCAAAAGACGGTTACGCTTATTGCAAGCGGAAACCAAGAAGATGGTCGCCGGTTGACCGATGCCAACGATGGCGATGCTATTTCTGTAGATCGCCCAGAAGCAACAAAGGAAGTTCGATACGGCGGGGTCGATCAAGCCGCTCTTGCGTTCTTTCAGCAGTTGCGCCAGTTGACTTCGTACTTCGGTGGCAATCTTGAAACTCTTGGCGGACTTAACAACGCAACGAACACTGCTTCGCAAGAGCAGTTGGTGAAGAGCCAAGCGACCATGCGCATTGCAGATATGCAAGAGCGCGCAACAGATGCTGCGACGCGAGTCATCAAGGCAATCGCGTACTACATGTGGACAGATCCAGTCCGCACGTATCGCGTTCCGAAGAAGATCCCTGCATCTGACATGGTGATTATTTCGGACTTGAAGCCAGAGCGTCGCAATGGTGAGTTCCCTGATTACGCCATTGAGATCATTCCGTTCTCAATGCAATCGCGAACGCCAACCGAGCGCATGCAGACTCTTACCCAGATCATGCAGACGTTCATTGTTCCGATGGCGCCGCTTCTTCAGCAGCGCGGTCTTGTTCCAGACATCGAAGGATTCCTCAAGATGTCTGCTGAACTCAGCGGCACTCCTGAAGTTGTCGATCTGGTTACGAAGGTCGAGCCAGAGGAATTGATGCAAGGACCGCCGTCGCCACAAGGTGCTGGTGGCGGTCGCCCAGCAAACACGACTAGGAACTATGTTCGCGCAGACCGTGGCCAAGACAGTCTTAGCCAGCAAGACCAAGCAATTGCAAGCATGATGCAGTCAGCGCAATCTCAGCAAGGAGCATAAATGCCGTTCTACATCTACGTAGACAAGCAGACAAACGAGCGTGTGGAACTGATGATGACCATCCAAGAAATGATGCGCAGACGGCGCGCCGATGGTTCCATCTTGCACGAAGGCCGCATCTTGCACCGCAGCATTGCAGCAGAGCACGGTGGGGTTTCTAGTAACCCTGGGAACTGGCCAATGAGGAGTGACGCGGCAGGCGTACACCCGTCGCAGACTGGCGCTGCATACGAAGAGAGTGTCAAACTAGGGGTTCCGACCCGGTTCGATCCGCAAACCGGACAGGCCATCTTTGAATCAAGATCCCATCGTCGGGACTTTTTGAAGGCAAAAGGAATGTTTGATCGTAGCGGAGGCTATGGAGATTGACTACAATGCCTGACAACAAGCAAGAAATTCCTGACGATCCGTTTGACATTCGCGACGAAATCATGGAAATTGATGACGCTTTGAATACAGAAGATGCTCCAGCGGACGCTCTGGAAACCTCTCCTGAATCAGACGGATCAAACTGGCAAAGTGAACTCGTTCGCAAGGCTTCAGAAGCCGGCATGCCAAAAGAGATCATCGCAAAACTGCAAGGCGCAGATGCCGTAAACGACTTAGTGTCGATTATCGCAAACGCCGTTCAAAAGCAGGCGATTATCCCTGAAGAGCCTGAGAAGAAGCCGAAGAACGATTTCGAACTTGAGATTGATGAGGACACGGCGTTTGACCCAGACGCTGCACGTGCCATCAAGAAGATGCATGCTTACTACGAGACAAAGATCCGAGAACTTGAAACCAAGTTTTCCGAGAACTCAAGCAAGCAAGTTTCTGATTCGCTCCCATCGTTTGTCAAAACGCTTGGTGACGAATGGCAACCTGTGTTTGGAACTGACGAAAAGCCCAACACATCAAATCTCAAGCGTCTTGAAGAGTCCGTGCAGACAATTCGCGCTGGCTACACGGCTCGACATCGACGCATTCCAGCAGAATCAGAACTTTTGAAAATGGCGCTGAACGCTTCGTTTGGCGACAAGCAAAAGGAAATTGCGCGATCTGAATTCGCAGGGAAAGTTGAAAAGCGATCTAACCAGATCGTTTCTCGACCTGGAACTCGCACTGCATCATCATCCAACCCGCGCATGCGCGCGGCACAGGGAGTTGCAGACTGGTTCAAGAGTCGCGGAATTGATCCGTATTCGACCGCTCAAGAAGACTTCCAATAAACCAAAAAGGACCAAGTCATGCCAATTCTCCAGGCAGATGACATTGCAGATCTCATCACCACGACCCAGCGCAACCTGGGTGAAATGAAGTGGACCGATCTTTCGTACTCCCTCCAAGAGCACATCGCTCTTCCGCAACTCCTCAACAAGAACAAGGTGTCGTTCAATAGCGGCACTGGCATCCAGTGGAACCTCATGGTTGGCACCACTGGTGCTACGAAGGAAACTGGCCTCTACGCCACCGACTCGGTCAACGTGTCGGACGTGATGATTACCGCCAATATCCCTTGGCGTCACATCACGACTTCGTACGCAATTGAGCGTCGCGAAATCGCGATCAACCGTTCCCCGGCACAGATCGTCGATCTTGTGCGTATCCGCCGCCACGACGCAATGGTGGACATGGCGGGCTTCATGGAGACACGCTTCTGGCGTCGTCCCAATGGCTCGACCGACACGTTGTCGATCTACGGCGTTCCGTACTGGATCACGTGGACGGACAACTCCTCCACGAACGCAAACGGCGGCTTTGACGGCGGTAACCCAACCGGATTCTCGGCTGGCGCTGCAAACGTCGATTCCACCGCTTACACCCAATGGAAGAACTGGTGCGCAAAGTACACCAGCGTCACGAAGGATGACCTCATCCAGAAGTGGCGTAAGGCTTCGACCTTCACCAACTTCAAGGCTCCGGTGTCACAGCCCGACTACCAGAACGGCAACATGTACGGCTACTACACGAATTACAACGTGATTGGCCAATTGGAGCGCGTCCTTGAAACCCAAAACGACAACCTGGGCAACGACATCGCTTCCAAGGATGGTCGCGTCACCTTCCGTCAAGTCCCAGTGACGTGGTGTCCTCACCTTGAGGGTCGTGCCGGTGATCCGATCTACGGCATCAACTGGGGCGCGTACCGTCCAGTGTTCCTCTCGGGCGAATACATGCGCGAAGAAGGTCCAACGAAGGCGAGCAATCAGCACACCGTCTTCCAGACCTTCATTGACACCACGATGAACCTTCAGTGCGTCAATCGTCGCGTCAATTTCGTCCTCGCAACCGCATCTCCAGACGTTTCGGCCTAATAGGGCCAGAAAGGCAGTTCAATCATGCCTCAACTTATTACCAAGTACAACTCTGGCCCTCTCGGTGTATCCGAAGCGGCTGACGCTCTTCTTGATCCCAAGAGTGCATTTCGCTACTTCCTTGATTTCATGAATGATGTCGAGGATGGCCAATACACTTCCACTGTAGTTGCCGCTTCCAGCGGTACGGCAGCACCAGTTGCATCGGCTCATGGTGGAACGGTTTTGCTGGATACCGTTGGTACCACTGATGGGATGGGAGTTGTTATTTCATCCCCAGGCGATTTCATTGTTCTTGATGGAAGCAGGACTGTTTACGCAGAAGCCCGCCTTTCATACAGCAACATTCTGGCATCTTGGTACTTTGGCTTGACTGCCAATTCCCCAGCAGGTAGTGAATGGGGTACCTCGTCAATCACTCCAGGCTCGGCAGTGGCGCTCATTGGATTTGACGCTGGTACCGACTCGCTTACTGGTGCAACTGCTGGCAAGTCGCTTCAACTTTCGACGTACGGAAGTTCGCACGTCGAATCGCTCGTGCCACTTGACTTCACTCTTGCAGCAGGAACCTTCTACCGCGTAGGAATTTTGGTCCAAGGCTGGACGGTTCAGGCATACGTCAACGGCAAGAAGTACGGTGCTCCGAACAGGCTCAATAGCAACACCACTACAACGATGGGAGTCCAACTCAGTGTTGTGACGCGCGGAACATCCGCCCGCACAATGACTTGCGACTACATCGACGTTGTCTGCACTCGCTGATATAAGAATCCATCGGGTTCTTATGCAACACGACCTGCCACATGGCAGGTCGTGTTGTTTTATTTAGTTGCTTGTGCTGCCAGATGTATGCACTGGGACATGGCGTCGGTGATAGTTTTTGTCCCAAACTGGGCCATAAGACCCAGCAATATGTCGTAGTCAGACTCTCTGATTCTTACGCTTACGGTCGGCTCTTTCTGTTTCATTCAACTTCTCCCGACTCAAAACCTTCGCGGTCAACCAAGATCTTGGCAAGACGGTCATTGACTTGCTTCAACCGACGCTGGCGAGTGTCCAAGGTTCGGTCGTCGATCTTACGGTTTACGCGGCGCGACAAGTCGGGCTGCTTCATAATCAACTTCATGTTGGTTGGAAGCGGTGCTTCTGGGAACATTTGGTTCCAGTACGCAATTTGCTGGCGGGCTTCAACAAGTTTGCCAGATGCAATCAACGATGCGATGTCGTCAAGGATGTCATCAATCGCCTCCTTCATCGTGATGACCTTGAGGTATTCAAGGCTTTCGAGCGATTCACGGACACTTCGCAAGCCCATCACGGCGCGAATTTGCTCTGCGGTTGTACGGCGGAATTGCAGACGGCCTTGCTTGTCGTACTTATCAAACTCCTTGTTGATGAGGTCAATCCCAGTAGTGAGTTGCTGGAATGCCGGAGAAGACGAAACGATGCCTTGGACAAACTCATCAAAGTTGCTTTGATAAATAGCGTTCTTGTCGGTCATAGACGTGTACACGTCACCAACAGCAGAAAGCGTCGGTCCGGCAAGGAAGCCACCAATCATGTCATACACGGTTCGTCCGTATGGCTTGGGGAACAAGACAATCGAACCAGAGATGTCAACGCCAGCGGCGGCGGGTAGGCCGAAGACAACGACGTTGGCAGCGTTTTCGCCCAACTGCTCGCGAAGGTCTTGGTAGATATCCCATCCCGTTGCATTTTCATCATCCGAGAAGATGCGGGCAATTGCATCAAGCAGGATGAATACTGGCAACCCCTTCAAACCGCCCATGACAAGGAACGATGTAATCCAACGAACCTTTGGAGCAAGTCGAGCGGTTCGGTCAGTAAGTTCTCCTGTGCGCGGATCTCGTTCGTTGAAGATGTTGTGCGCCAAGCCGAACGAAGACACCATGAATCGCTTGTACTGCAACAGCGTTGCACGGGTTGGCCCACGGAATGCAACTGGGTTATTTGCCTTTGAGAAGGAAAACTGGGTTTGCGCAACACGCAGCAATGCATGTTTTGCTGCCATGTCTTCTGGCATGCCCAATTCTTCGGTGGCATACGTGTAGAAAGCAAAGAACGTGAAGTTCTGATTCCGGCTTTCCGGGCCGGAAATTGGAGACTTCTCTATGATTCGCTTGATGTTGTCGTAAGCCTTTCCGAACCAGCCGGTACCTGGTCCAAGTCTAAATTCCCGACCTTCGTACCATTCTCCGCTTGGTCGAAGATATCCGTACTTGGCGAAAACAGCCTTTGCTTCCTTGCTGTTGTACCGAGCGATGTACTTCAAGAATCGGCGTGTACCAATAATTGGGAACACCGTCTGGAATGGCTGAAGCGAGTTGACGAACTGCTGGCGAATTGTCCAGAGTTGTCGCATCACGTTGACTGTGCGAACCATTTGAAGCAATCGGCGCGTCGGCATTGGGCCGATGTAAGTGCGCATAATTGGGATGCTGGCAAAAAGCGAGTCCATCAACTGCTCAAACTGGCTTTGCCTAAACGTAGTCATGTAGTCAAGCGTGTCCTGCAAGTGAGCAGACCAGCCGACATAGCCCTGACGCTTGAGATCTTCAATAGAAGATGTCACATCCTTGCGCAGACGGTTGAAGTAAAGCCACTTGTAGTAGCCAGATGTCTGTGCTTGCCATACGCGCATGAAGTCAATGTCAAAGCCTTCCTTGCCCTTGCGCTCAAGGATGGAAGCATAGAAACGTTTTTTGCCTTCGTTGCGCCCGATCTTTCCGCGAAGCATGGCGCTGACGACATCAGATTCGATATCTGCTGCTTCTTCAATTTGTCGCCGCAGCATGTCGTACTGTTTGCCGCTGAGTCGAACAACGTCTGGCGGGACATGCGTTTGGATCTTGATTTCCAATTGCATGATGTTGTCTTTGTTGATGCCAGGCGGTGGAGACTTCTTGAACTGGCGCATACGACGAACCATTGCTGCCTGCGTTGATTCTGTAGCGGTTCCGCCGTCCATGCTGATGGAACGCTTGGCAATGCGCATCGCCTCTGCTTCGCTCTTTTCTTCAGCGATTGCCGCTTCGTATGCGGCCTTGTCGTACCAAACGCCTTCGTACGCTCCAAAGAATGCGTGGAAAATGTGCGAGAACTGGCGACCCCAGTCGTCTGGAACCATGACAAGAACAAGCGATTCGCGCGCTTCTTCAAGCGACATGTACTCGCCACTGTCTTCGTCAAGAATCATTTTGACTACATCGCGCTTGGCAGGTCCAAAGCGCACTTCTTCAACTTTCCAGTTTGACCCGTTCTCTTGGGCAGTCTTTGCAATACGGGCAATTGGCATGAATGACACGATCTCTCGCGCTGCGGCTCGTTTTTCCGCAATGATGCCCAACCGCTGTTGCTCGCCAATCTTTTTGAATTCGCGAAGCACATTGATTACGTCGTCAGTAAGACGTGCTCCAGATTCATCAACCCATTGTGGGTGGGCGTTGTCAAGGTTTGGATCGTAGTAGCGATCCATCAGTTTGAAGAACTCAGCGCCGTTGTTTGCACGATACTTCTTTGGAAGTGCGGCGTACAAATCCTTGCCCTTCGCAACCATGCCTTCTGTAACACGCATTCTTTCGAGGTCTGTCGAAACAAGTGCTTCGGCAACACGACGAACTGATGGGATTCCTGAAGACCATGCGGAATTCAGCAGTGGGATAAACCAGCGCTTGAATACGCCAATGTCCCCTTCTTTTTTGCCGCCGGTAATCTTGATGCCCTTTGGATTGCCAAACCATTCTCCAATGGTGTCAAGGATTTTTCCCTTGACTCCAGATGCTTCGGCTTCTGCTGGCAGCGGAATGTCTTGAGAATCAATGAATTCAATTTGCTGCTGGCTTTGCAAGTCTGGGTTGTACTCAACATTAGAAACACCCAACTCTTCGCCAACAGATTCAAGTGCCAAATCATAAGTACCGCCATCTCCGTCGTTTGGGAATGTGCGGTCAACAGCAATGATGTGCGCTTGTTGCACATCTTCTGGAACTACTTCTTCGGCAATTCTGCGGACATCTTGGCTGGCGGGTCCGTTGGCATCGACGTAATCCGCAAGTTCTGGGTCTGTGAATCGTCCTGAGAGTCCAATTCCTTCTGCAACGACACCAGAAAGCGATCTTGCGTTGACGGTTGTGCCGCTGCGGTAATCAGTGAACGCAGCCACTCCTTGTGTGTCATTGAAAACTCCTTCTGCTCCAAAGGTGATTGACTCTACCGCGTACGGAACACCCTTCGCGATAATTCCAAGTCGGTCCAGTTCTGACAAGGTTTGGAGCAAAGCCTTGTTTCTAATTGTGATGATTGCGTCGTCAGTAGGTGATTCTTGCTCGTTGCGGTGGGCGTTGGCTCGAACTGCTGGATCTGCTTCCGCAACGTAGTGAATACGCATGCCAAACGACTGCCGAGTTTTTCCGTCTGCTCCGGTATCGGCGCGACCATCGTTTTCGATTTCGATATCCCACGTTGGGTTGGCCAACTCAATTTGAGCAGCAATTGCGGTGGCTTCTTCAATGGTCAGATTGGATGGGAAACGAATGATGTATCCCGGACGTGCATTTGGCGAGCGAGCAGCGCCGTATGGAACAGTTTGATTTACGGTTACACGGAGCGCAGTCTTGCTTTCCGACACCATGTCAGAAATCTTGGCAGCAAATCCGTTTGAATCAAAGTTTCGGTAGCGAACGACAAGGCTGACATTGGTTGTCCGTCTGTTTGTTCGTGGGTTTGATTCGTAACGAACCGACAAAACACTCTTGTCATTGTCAGTTAGTTGCGAAATGCGCTCAATGAACTCACCAACTGGCATCACTGAGTCGGAATCAAACTCAGCGGTCAAGAGAGTCAATGGATCGCGATCAAAAGCGCGCTCAAAAGATCCAGCAGATCCTTGCGCGGTAGTCCAACCGTTCTTGCTCCATGTGTTCTTCAATGAGAACCACATCAAAGCCTGCAAGTTTTTTGCAGAGATTGGCATAATCCCGTTTGCTGTAATTTCAGCAGCAGCGCTTTCAAAAATCTGTTGCGCAAACCCGTATTCGCCAGTGATGTCATCAATGTTTCCGTCGCGAACTTTTCCGCTTACACCGACTTCGGCATAAGCAGGGATTCGTGGAAGGCCCATAGATTCTCGGACACCGCGCGCAGCCCACAGATCAATGGTCGCATTGGTACTTCGTCCCATGAGGTTGGCGAAGAATGTATGTACCTTTGGACTTTGGACATTCTTTGCCCAGATACCGGCCATGACGCGCATAGCCGACATTGAATTAACGCCAAATTTTGGATGTACTGCAACGGTAGCGCCTTCAAGAAGATTCCCAGCATCGTCAAATGCTTGTGGATTTTCTTCAATGACGGATCTCCTGAAATCTCGAAGAGCCACGTAATACTCAGGCTCTGCCATTTGGTCTTTCTTTGGTCCGTATCGCTTGACCAAGTCATCCATGTTCCTAAATGGCTTAGCAGCAGGTGTAATCAAATTGCCAGAAGAATCCTCATATGGATCTACTGGGAAGTTTTCTCCCTGCGCGACATAAACCATTCGGCCGATTGTCTTGCCTCTGTAAACAGATCGGTCTGAGACATCAATCTTCAGAGATTTGATAAGAGGATCTGTGTCTTCCGGGATGTTGTTGTTTTTGAGATAAGCACGTCGCGATTCAATGCGATCTTGAAGCAACGAAATTTCTTTAATGCGCTTTGAGTCGGAAACCCAGTCGATGTATTCGCTGAGTGCGTCGTCGTAATCTCCGCGAATGAACGCTTCAATTGCATCAATTGCATACGCATAGTTCATGTCTGCTGGCGTCTGCGGAGACAGCGCGGCAAGCAGTTCAGTGAACAACATTTGCTGGTTTCCAAAAGACGTAGCAAGACGTTCAAAGATTGCGTCGTACCAAGCCTGCTCTTTGATAATCAATTGAGCATCTTGATCCCCGTTGCTTGCGCGTGTTACGAGGTCAGAAACGTGGTCAACAAACCACTTCTTTGACTTGGCAAGAAGGGCAGCCTTGCGCCGATGCTCTTTGGCAACCGCTGCTTTCTTTTCATCGGCGCTCAATCCGGTCGTGCTGATCTTTTCGCCTTCAAGACCCCAAGATATTGTCTTTGTCTTGATGCTGATATTTCCATTACTAGAAATGCCAATGGAAACAATTGGCGGAATAGCCCAGCCGACATCGCTTCCAGCAGACTTCTTGTTGTCAACGATGTGCCGCGAAACCATTTCGCCATAGATGACGCGCAGCAAAAACTCCATCGTGTTTGCTACGTCACCAGTAGCCTTTGACTGCTTGATGAAGTCTTCAATTGCGCGCTCGCTTTCTTGTGGGAGTTTCCCCTCGTAAGAAAGCGCATCGCGAAGCGCACCACCCTTGATCTTCATTGCAGAACTTGCAACGGCAGCAAAAGCCTTTTTGCCAGAAGTGCTCATTGACTTGTATGAGGAAGATGACTGCACTTCCGTCATATCAACGGACAATGTTGCGGTCTTTTCTTCTGCATTCTTGAGCGACTTGTAGTTCTTCTCAAACCATTTCTTCTCGCTGATACGACGAGATCCGCTTGCAATTGCTTTTGCAAGTCCATCCTTGATGGTGCTCAAAGCAATGGAATATTCCTTTGCCAAGGAAACTCCGACAAGTTGCAGCGATTTGCCACCAAATTTTTTCCTTGGCAGTTGTCGAGGCTCTGCGCGATGAGTGATTTGAGTATTGTCAAACTCGTTTGCCGAAAAATCGCTTGCATCAAATTGGAGAGGTTCATCAAATGGTCTAGTTGTCCAGAAAAGGCGTTCGCCAGATACCGTGCGAGTCAAGTGCGTAATAGCCATAGGCCGCAGTTTTTGACTGGCCTTTCGAATCAGTTCTGGCACTTGATTTAGTTTGGATGGGTCAATCTCAGCAAGACCAAGTCCAATTCCGGTATCCATAAAGCCAAACCACTTTGGGTTTAGCGCTTCTGCGAAAATCCGCGTAATTTCTGATACTGCGTGATAGAGGTTTTGCGCTGGGCCAATTTCTTTTGGCACATAAGAAGCAACGCTGATGTTTGAAGTGACATCTGGATAGACCAGTGCAAGAACTTCACGTACCGTTGGGTCTTTTTCAATTGCCGCATTTTTTGCTGCGGACAATGGCACGTAGTCATCAAACAGCGCGCGGATCTGGTCAAAAGAGTATTTATTGCGGTAAATGTTTCCGGTTGCTGCCAGAATTGTTCTTTGAATGTTTCTTGCAAGCATGAAAACCGTTTTGGCAAACCAACTGTAGCCAGCGCGTTTTGCTTCTGGAGTTTTTGCAACGCTTTCAATGTCTTGCAAAATCAGTTCAAGTTCACGCGGATCGGACATGATTGCGTGAGAGATCTTTGCCGCAATGCGGACAATGATTTCCTCATTGCGGTTCCCCTTTTGATAATTAGAGAGACTTGAAGCCATTCGCTCTACGATTGCGTCATACAACTCTGGAGCAGCGTCGCGAAGTTCTTTCACAAGCGCCGCTTCTGCTTCACGCCGACCGCTTTGACCGATTCTGTCAAACAGGATTTGATGCCACGCTTCATGCAAAATTGTGTCAATGAAGCCAATTTTTTGCTTGCCTTCACGACGACCTTTGGCGTTTTCAATATCAACAAGAATCAATGGGTACGTGACGTAAAACTCTCCTTCGCCAAGTGGTTCTGTCGCCTCTTTATCTGAAATTACAAATGAATCACCAGAACTTTGGACGCGAAGATTTACTGTTGACCACGACGCTGATCCGTGTGTTCCCTTTTTGCCAGTTCTGGCAACAACGATTGATCCAATCCGGTTAGCAAAAGCAATTGGATTTTCTGAACTGCTAAATCCAAGCGATTTCATTGCTGGATCGTCTTTAGACAAAAAGCGAAGATTGATGCCGCTTCGGTTTGGTCTTTGACCATGCGCAGTAAATGTTCCCGAGCCTGTCCATGACATAAAGTGAGAAGGATTCTTTGCGCCAGATCCAATCTTTCCTGCAAGATATTCTTGGGCAAGATTTGCAAGTGTCCCATCGGTAATTTTGGGATTTGCTTTTGGAGAAATGGTGGTCCTGTTTGTAGTTCCTGGGTTAAGATTTGTAACAACAACTCGCGTCCTATTTTGTTTACGCGGAGAAGTGGCTTTTTCTTCGCCCAACTCTGAAATTTCTACTCCGCCGAGTTTTGGATAATTTCCTGGGAATCTTTCTGCTTGCGCATTCATGCGGATTGCAAGTTCATGGCGAGCATCAGAAATAATTGGCAGAACAGGAGTTTCTGGCTCAACCGGTTTAGTACCAATTACAAACGGTGATACGTCCGGCGGGAGTTGGTCAATCACATAGTCATATCCGCCACCAGTTGATTGGCGAATTGCTCCAAGACTTACGAGAATTCGCACCCCAACCGGGCTAACACCAATGAGATGAGGAGCAAAAACGCGGCCTTGCTCCATGCGTCGCAACTGTTCAATCTCAACATCGGTAAGTTCTGTCCTATTCTGCTCTCCAGCAATGTTGCGAAGCAGGTGAATGATGCTGATTCCAGCAGCCTTTGCTTCTCGGTGAAGATTGACGCCAGAAAACTTCTTCGCTGGTTCTTCTTCGATTCCGGGAAGACCCTCAACGCTTACATTCTTTCTACGTCGAGGCGTTGGTGCTGGCTCAGCAGTTGGTGTAGGTGCTGGTGCTGGTTCAGGTGCTGGTGCCGTAGGTGCGGGAGTTGCCTCTGGTTCAACAGCAGGAGTAGGCTCTGTTACTGGAGCAGGGGCTGGTTCAGCAGTTGGCGTAGGTGCTGGTGTCGGTTCTGGTGCTGGTGTTGGTGTTGGCTCAGGCGCTGGTGACGCAGGTGCGGGCGCTGGTGCCGCCTTGGTCTTGCTAATTGTTTCGCGAGACTTCAGTGCCTTCCACTGCTCAAGAAGTTTGACGCGAGATTCAGCAGACATTGGACGGCCGTCAGTAAGTGCCGTTTCCAATTTCCCCAATGATTCGCGTTCTCTTGTTGAAAGAGGCTTTCCGGTCGTGTCTGGAGTTACTGCCGGAAGAGGGAATTCAGGCTCGTAAGGCTTTGTTGCGCCAAGACGCTTTGTAAGTGCGTCAATTTCCTTCTGGAGTCGAGCCTTTTCTTTATCTGTCGTTCCAGGGTCAAAGAAAGCGCGCTTCTTGACTTCAAGCACGCGCTTTTCATATGGACTCAACGGCTTCAAAGCCTCTGGAGTTGGTTCCGGCTCAGGAGTTGGTTCCGGCTTTGGAGTCGGAGCGGGTTTTGCTACTCCTTCGCGGGCCTTCAACTTTGAGTATTCGTCTTCCAACTGCAAACGAGTTTCAGGCTTCATCGGCCGACCATCGGTCAGCATTTCTTCAATGCGCTTGAGTCGGACCTTCTGCTGCTCCAAAAGAGGCTTGCCAGTCGGGTCTGGAGTGACCGTTGGCAACGCAGGAGCCGTCCAAGTCTTTGCGCTCTTCTTTCTACGCTCAAGAAGATCAACTTCTTCTTGCAGGCGCTTCTTGTCTTTTTCTGTAGTACGAGGATCTACAAGAGCCTTCTTCTTGTTCTCAAGCAGCGTGGTCCGCTCGTATGGGCTAAGAGGATCAAGATCTGCGTCTTTGACAGCAACGATCTTTCGAACAACTAGATCTCGCCGCTCCCGCAAAAGATCAAGCAGTTCTTTGCCGGTTGGATTTTTAGCAATAGCAGCGTCAATCTCTGCAAGGCGTGCTTCTTCTTTGGTGTCAAGCGGCTTGATGCCCTTTGCAGACTCAATCAAGCCCGCGCTTGCTCCAACCTTGACAAGCGCTTCAGCAAAAGCATTTCGCTTTGCAGGATCGGACAAAATTCCCTGCATTTCAGCAAGGGCTTTTGGATCTGTGAAGATGCGCGAAAGGTTTTCTTGGGTAAACGAAAGCCCTGGCGTTGAAAGCAAGATGCGAATGGCGGCTTGGTTCTTGCCGACAAGTTTTGAAATCTCAGCCTCATCGCCCGAAGCAACCTTCTTGAAATCGACTCCTGTGTTGTCGATATCAATTGGTTTTCGAGTCTTGCGGTCAATAAGCGCTGGGCCTTTTTCAATTACAGAAATGCCAGGCTTGGTTTCTTTGACTGGTGCTGCCGCTGTTGGTTTTGCTGGTTCGGCCGGAGTTGTTACTGCATTAGCGGGAACCGGAAGGCCACGGCGCTTCAGTTCATTGATTGCATCTTGCGGGCGGACAGGAAGATTGGTTGGTCCTGCGCTTGTTTCGACAGCAGTCGTATCGCGTACATCTTCGCCACGCGCAGCACGATTGAGTTGATCTTGGGAAAGATCCGCAGGGTTGCCTGGGACAAATGAACCCTTGGAAGCAAGACCGCTTTCAAAAGCCTTCCATGCCAAGTCTCGGTCTTTTTGCTCAAGCGTGTACTTTCGAAGATCAAGTGCTTGAACAACCTTGCCGCCAATAGCGCCAGCGCCAGCGCCGCCAGCAAAGTTTGCAAGAGCCTGTGTCCATGCGTCTTGGTCTAGAGCAACAAGTTGCTTGAGAAGAAGTTCGCGCTTTTTGTAGTCGCCGCCAGCAAGATCCCATGCAAGCACTTGAGCCATATTTCCCAAGGCGTCTTCAGACAACTCTTGGAAGCCTTCTGCAAATGCGCCGCTTGCAACCTTTTTGATGACGTACGGGCTTGCGCTCAACTTCTTTGCCGAAGCGGCAACAGATGCTTTTGCCAGAGTATTTGCTACATCAAGCGATCTGCCGCCAAGAAGCGCGTAGCCGGGAATTGCGTTTACTACAGAAGATGTTGCTCCGTAAAGTGTCGCATCGACAGCCGCGTATGCGCGAGCGCCTTCTGGGTCAACGCCCATTTGCAATGCTTCAAGGTATGCCTGGTTGTATGCAGATCCTGCGGCCTGTGCGCCAGCGCTACCAATGAACATCGGGATTGCTCCCGTTCCACCAGTAACAACAGCAAGGGCAAGAGATGCTGCGAATTG